GACATTCTGCAAAACTCCTAACAATTATTCGCGAATATGCTGTTTTAAATAGTACTTTTTTCTGATAATGTCTTATTTAATTTAAGCAAAGCCTCATCTACTAGTTGCTTCGCCCTTACGATACTTATCCCGTGGCGATCCGCGATCTGTTGCAAGGTCATTTCGCCGTGTTTATAAACTGCTATCTCCGTGCAATTTAAATCTTTCTCGTAATCTAAATGAAGTCTGCACTCGCTTTGAGTGCAGGGTATTTTATGTATGTAACATCTTTTAGAACATTCTCTCATAACTCTGGTAAATCCTCTTCTAATATATCAAATATATTCTCGATATCTTCTTCTGTTAGCGCAAGTTCTTGTAACATTTTCTCGCCTTCCTCACGCAGTTTGCGAGATTTTGTAACACGCTTCTTAGACTGAACCTTCTTGTTTATCTTGTAATCGTCGAGAAACTCCATAAAAAGCTTGTCTTGTGATAGATAAGATTCAACACAGTACCGAAAGAACTCGCTTTGTGTTTTGATCTCATCGTAGAACAATCTAATCTTTAGGTTCTCGTGAAGTTTTGAATCCAACGAGAATGATAGAATAGAGTGTCCTTTTGGGTACGATCTTTTCATCTTAGGATGTGTGTTCCACTTTCAATTTGCCCGCTCACAGTCTGACGAATAAACTTAGCCTTTGATTGTAGTTCTGTAATGGTTCGCGCTCCTGAGTAGGATAGTCCAGAACGAATACCTCTTTCTAGATCATCTAGAATATCCACTACTGTTCCCTTGTATGGGATGGTTGTAGCGATACCTTCCAAAGATGCTGTCTTGCCTCTCCAAGACATTTGAGCGTCCTTTGAAGCCATTCCTCTGTAAGCCTTTTGTTTGCTTCCGTCGCGGCCAACCAAAACATCACCCGGGGCTTCTGTTGTTCCCGCGAGCAAAGAACCTAACATTACAAAGTCAGCACCGGCAGCAAGAGCCTTTACAATATCACCGGAGTTACGAATGCCTCCGTCAGCAATGATAGGAACAGTTCCAGCAAAATGAGATCTACTACAATCGAATATTGTTTGTAGTCCAGGGACACCGTGTCCTGTTTGGATTTTCGTGCTGCATATGCTGCCCGACCCGATGTTCGCGCGAACACTGTCCGCTCCCCAAGAAGCTAAGTCCTCATAGCCTTCAAGCGTTGCGACATTTCCAGCCATTATATGAACATCGTCGCCAACCATCTGCCTTAGCAGTTTTAGGGCTTGCTTCATTAGAGAATGATGACCGTGCGCCACATCAACACAGATTACATCTGCGCCGGCTTCATAACAAGCGTAGGCTCTTTCAAGAAAGTCGCCAGATGTTCCAACTGCTGCGCCAACCAATGAGTTTCCTTCACTAGCTTCAGCAACCATTCTTGCCTGATCTTCAACGCTGTTATATCTGTGAATAATGGCGATGCCTCCCTTTGCGTCCATTGCTTTCGCCATAGCCACCTCTGAAACCGTATCCATTGGTGAAGCAATGATCGGCAGATCACAATCAATAAACCCTAACTTTGAGTTTAGACTAACTTCTTTCCTTGTTTCTATATCTGAATATTGCGGGACGATCAAAACGTCGTCATACGCTAGTGTCTCTCTCATTCTATGTTCTCCAATCCTTCTTTTACTTTGCTAAATACTTCCCAGCAGTCTGGGCAAGTCAAGCGCACCCTATCTTCTACTACTGTTACTTGCCAAGTTTTGACTGTCTCGTGCGTTCTTTCAAACTCAGTTTTACAAACGCAACATTCTTTGGGATGGTTAAGAAAAGCAGCGGCTTGCTTTTCAAGCCTTTCCTTTGCTTCCTTCTTTTCTCGTTTTCTTTTACCCGGAATATGTTTTCTTAGCTTCTTCATTTTTATTTGATCCTCAAAAACTCTCTGTATTGTTCATTTAGGTTATCATAGTATTTCGTTTTGCGCAAGGACTTATGTGCATCATTTAGCACTTTTCTGTGCGCAATATTTATCAAAAAGTAAGGCGACTCTGCTCTCGGATTAAAACCGTTCACTTCCACCCCATCATTGGGGTTGAAACAGATATTCTTGTAATCTTCAAGACCAAGTCTCTTCAAAATCTTATTGATAAAGATCTGAAAAGGTTTTGTGTCCTCGGGACCTAACTGATGCGGCAAAGCAATGATCGCACTATCATAATCAGATTGAGCGAACTCCTCTAACAGATCTTTTATACCCTTGTCGTCTTCTCCAAGCATAGCAATCATCAACTTATTGTTCGCCAACTCTGGCGCAGCAAAAGGACACACAGCCATACCGCTGAACTCTGATCTCTTTTGATTGAGAACATTGTTGATGTAATCAGTTATTTGTTTTTTGTATGAACTGGACATACCGACTCAAATACCACTCTGCTTTCTTCAAATCCTCAATACTGTTCTCTGACTTCTTACCGGCTCTTGAAATGTATTTGACGACATTACCAAGATGAAAATTAAGATCCCAAGCCTCAATAACTTTGATTGCTTCGTATGGATTGCTTTCGCCACCATAATGGTCTGGATGGTTTACTTTTTCACTCATTCTTCGTTCTCCATAAATGGGATCAATTTCAATTTCAGAAGTTTTCCATTAACATACCATCTGCCGGGTGGATCGATGTGCCAGCCTTCTTTCTTAAAGGATCTCCATTCAATCACATCTTCAGAAACAGAAAAGTGCTCTGCTATGATTGTTTTAGACTTTTTAAAGATCTCTTGCTCTTCGGTCATCCCAGTTGTACCTTCTAAGAGTTTAACCAATAGATCACTCATTCTTCGTTCTCCTTGCAAACACACTCTTGGTTTAGGTAGCCGGCATCGCAACGAGGGCAGTTGTACCATTTTGTAGTGTCTTCGTTCGCTTTTTGAATGTTTCTCCATTCAATTTCCAGCCTTGTTGGTGCAGTCATTTGTTGAGCCGTAACCATCTCATCAGCAGTTGGAACCCTATGAACCTTTGCTGCTCTTGCTCTTCCTATTTCCTTGTGAGGTCGGTCATGCTTGATTGAATGGAACTCTTCGTGATATTGTTTCCGTAATTCCAAAACAACAGGGTCATCCCCAATGTAAGTATCCAGCCACTGCTCAATCCAGTCATTCTTTCTTTCCAGTTCGGTCTTGTGATGAATCCCGATATCAACAGCCGCTTTGAGACAAGCAACCCTTGAGGGCAAACCTCCCCAATCTTCTCCTTCGACAATATCGTCAGAGCAACCAATCGCTTTGTAGGTTTGGCGAATAATTGATTTTAGAGCACCAAGTTGTTCTTTTAGATTGCTATTCTCTTCTCTTAGTTCGTAAGATAGATTTTCAAAATAATCGCTCATCACTTACTCTCAAAGTTTATCATTCTAAAAAGCTCTACTGCTTCTTCTGGATTTCTGCTAACTTGTTCCCAAGCGTACCGAGAAAGATTTTCGATCTTTTCAAGCTTCTTGATTAAGCGCTCTCGTTCTTCATTCAAGAAATTAACTTGATCTCTCAACTTCTCGATGGTTTTGCCTCTTCCACGAAAAGTGTCTTTGTTGTTTTCTGGTCTAATATCCATTATTCTTCCCAACCTGCTGTAGTTGCTGCTCCGTCTTTATGACCTTTCATAGACTCTTCATAATCTTCTATGCCGTCATTGAAGCCTTTCTCGAAGGCAACAATATCAAGTGCTTCTGATGCTGGTCTGCGAACATCAGCAATCCACTTGGTGAAAAGAATATTGATTGGAATATTATGGTATTCTGTGTTTAGTCCTCTGTGGTAACCGGCATTGTAGGAGTTGATCTGCCACCACTCAACCACATCATCCACCTTCCCAATACAGATTTCGTTACAAGGGTTATTCATTTTTCCTCCCCATAATTCTCAATCATAATATCGCAAACTTCTTCAAGGCGAAAGAGAAGTTCTGATGTATCGTTTTCTCTTCCAAAGTTTTCGATCATGTTGTCTCTTACATCGCGGAAAGCATTTCCAAGACGAAAGAACATTCTGCTCATATTCTTGTTGAAATCTTCGTTAGTCATCCTGCCAACTCCAAAGCAGCAACAAGTGCCTCGCCTTCTGAAAGGTAATGGTTTTGGCTCATCATAAAGAACTTTGTATCTTGACGCTTTCCACCAACGATGCGAAACCTGTAACCTGACTCTGCGGTGTAAGAACCCGTCACACACGCAATGCCGTCGTCTTTCCAAGCGTTGCGAACCAAAGCAAGAACGCATCCAAGGGTTGCGGGGTCTTCAAGGTCTGGTAGTCCAAACTCGGTTTCGTTCCATTCCCAACTTCCCCTATCAAAACCGGCCCACATATGAACACCTTCTGGTGCATTTGCCCTTTGACCAAGATAGAAGTTTCCACCCAAATCTCGCATACCCGGAAGCCACCGGAAATAACGACATTCAATAAGCCTCTTTGCTGTTCCAATCATCTTTGTTGCTCCAATCATTTGCTATGCTCCTCGCAGGCTTCTATGCCTCGTTCTCTTTTTAGCCAAGAACAAGAAGGACAAGTAGAATAAGGGGGTGATTCATGAACCCGCAACTGATGTTGGAGATGTGAAATAAGATTCTTGATTGCCTTTCGATCTTCCTTATCTTTCAGATCAAACCACATCGTAATGAGTTCCGCTTCTGGATAATCTTGATTCCAAGCTTCAAACTCTACGCCTGTGGTCTTTATGTCAAGGTAAAGAGACTTGCATCCGTCCGTTTTGATTTCGATGCTGGAACTCACTCTTCACTCTCCAACCAACTTTGTAATATCATTGCAGAATTCCAAGATCATTTCTGCTCCCCTATCATCTTCTGCAAGATCAGCAAACTCTATCGCTGCTCTTGTGTCGTCTTCCAACTTGTTGATGCGAGAAATGACACCTTCGTAAAGTGAGCGAAGGTCATAATAATCTTTCTTGTCGTCACTCATTATCAACCTCCCATTCTTCAACATCAAAACAAACTCGCCAATTGTCGTCTGTTTCATTGTCTCTAACAAAATTGTACGCTGCCGTTTCCGTTGAAAAAACGGCAATATTCATACGATCTTCGTGAACCCATCGTTTTGTTACGACCCAAACCCTCATCACTTCTCCTCTGGATGGACATACTTTGCATCATGTGTGCAGATATAAAATAGAGGCCCCAAACCAAGTTCGTGAATTGGCCCATCGTACCAATCAAGGTGGTATCCCCACAATTGATATTTCTTATATGGAAAAATGTGAATATTTACACACAAATCAAATATGTCCATATGCAAATAATGCCTGCCAGCAGATTTGGCCATCACTCCTCCTCGCTTCGTTCAGCCATAGTATACCACCCGCCAATCCGTCCATCAAGTCTCGAAAGCAGATTCACAGAGGTGTGAGTGCCATCTGGATCGGGCGAAATCTCTTGCAACTTATCATCAAGCATTTTGATTTCTTCTGCCGCTCTGCGACAAAGAGACTCAAGACGAAGAATCTCAAGAAAATAAACTTGTTCATCCAAGCGCCCGTATTTGGTGAGCATACGCTTCATAACGGCAGTTGCAATAGATTCAGGAAAATACTTTTTTACGTTTTGGATAACTTCATCGTCAGACATTTGAACAATTTCCTTTGCGATTTGCTCTTCCATGCTCATCTCATAACCTCCACATAGCCAGTAGGCTCTTGTGTCGTTTCACCGTGGGTCCACCAGATAGTCAGACGGTCTTGAAAATAATCGTTGTGGCGATAGAAGTCTTTTTCAATGTCTATTAAAAGACCAATATCATGCTTTTTCTTTTTGAAGTTTTCATCCCACTGACTTTTTGGTTTTACAAGATCACCGACTTTCATTCTTCGTTCTCCTTATACTACATCTTTGTAAGTTAATCTGCGAACTATTTTACTAATAGACATTTGATTAACTCCAAAATCAGCGGACAAAACTTTATAAGTCTCACCCTGCTGCGCTCTGTATCTTATATCACGGATTTGCTCCGGCGTCAAGGCTCTTTTATCTGCTGCCCGAGGTTTAGATACTGCTTTTATAAATCTTTCCACAAACTCTTCACTGTGGTTCCAACCTTTTGAGCGGGGGCGCTTACCATTTTCTTTTGCTTCTTTTAGTTCTTCAAGCATCTCACGATATTCTGTTGATACAGGAACATCTTGATAAGACTTTAAATAAACTATTCTTCCTATTGTTTGCCGCACTATTCCATATTCTTTCGCTAATGCCGAAACTCTTGCACCATCAAAAAACTGTTGCCTCATTTGCTTTACTTGCTCTATGGTTAGGGAACCGCTGACCCTGCCGAGTTTTTTTCTAACTCTGGACATTTTCTTTATACTTTCTTCTGTATGTTTATACCCCAGCATATTAGTTGTTGGGGTTTCTACCAAGTTAAATCCATCGTTAAAAGAGTTGTAGATTTTTATTTGTTTTTCTTCCTCTATCAATAGCATTTCAGGCTCACACTCAACAACAATAGAGAAAGAAAAACTTTCTTCACCATATTTCGTAAATGCGTGCTGTAAGTATTGATTTCGGTGCTTACCTCTTCGTAGTGACGATAAATGCTCCCTCCATCTTTTAACAATATTAACGCTACTACCAATATAAACTTTATTATTGACTTTACAAGTTATAGAATAAATACCAGATTTTATTTGTTTCATTAGGAAACTCCCTTATATACTAAATAGTATGGAACATTCCCTAATACCCGGTATAAATAAAATAAAGTTCTACCAGTTATGCTCTTTATACGCCGCGATTGTTACAGGATAAAGATCCTCCAAAATCTCCAACATTGCCTCCGCGACCTTTCTGATTTCCCATTGAGCCCCTTCGTGAGACCTTAAAGAAATAAACTTTAACGCATTCAAAACAGAACAGGTGCCGTAGTATTCAGTGTAAAGGTTCTGTGGTAAAACTCCACGAGCCTGCTCTCGACAGACACCTCTTGCCATCAATTGGTGATATAGCCCTAGACTCTTCTCGTGGTGCGCTATCACACTTTCAGAGGCGGTAATACCAAACTCAGAATCGCTTAAATCTGGATATAAGACTGGATCGATTGAGTCGGCGTTTGATGCTTGTCGGTTTGTTTTATGTTGTGTTCTAAACACCTTCGGCTCATAGAACTGAATATTCACATCTGTGTATCTTCTTGAAATCTCGTTATAAGACCAAGTGCGATGACGATGATGTTGTGAACGAACATAAAGTGGGACGACAAACTTAAATGTAGCGCCGCAATGTTCCAGAGTTGAAGTATGGCGATGCTTGATAAGATAGTTGATTAACTTTTTATCTCGTTCGTCAAGTTCTTCTTTATGCTTCCCGAAGGACACTCGGGCACTATTCACGACGGATTTATCTGATCCATAACTCTCAATAAGTTGAACCTTTCCAATACCGTCGCCATATAAATAAATCGTTTTGTTTTCGTCTTCGTGGTTCATTTATAATCCTTTATATGATTGCGTCAATGACGCCCAACTTTAGTGCCTCTTCGGCAGACATATACCAATCAACCTTGTTTTTGAGAACATCAGCCAACTTCTTCTTTGAGATGTTGGTTTTGTCCAAAGTAATCTCCTCAATCAACTTTTGAAGGCGCTTTGTCTCTTGTAGTTGCTCTTCCATATCCTGAACCTTACCATAGAACAACCCAGAGGAAACCTGATGGTAAAGCGGGGTTGATAGTCTGTAACCAAACCGCTTATGCCCTGAGATCAAAATCATAAAGCCACAAGACATAGCAGCACCAGTTACAATCGTATGGATTGGAGTTTCAGACTTCTCCATAACTCCAAGCAAACCAAAGCACTGATATACTGCGCCGCCGTAAGAGTCAATGTAAATCTGAATAGGCTTCGGTGTATACTCTAATCCGTGGATAGCATACACCTTCTTTAGTAGTGCATCATCGGCATTGATTTCAACAATGCTCTTTGTTAGTTTGTTCATTGACTCCTGTGTAACCTGATCAGGCAGGTATAAACAACGATCCTTTGGTAGTGGTAGTGATGACGACATTACTTACCTGTGCTTCCTAGGGCACCATCACCCCGGTTAGAGATGGTAATCGGATGCCAATCATAAATGTTGGGATCCTCAGACGCTACAAAGCGAGCGTGAACAACCGGAACAACAACAGCCTGTGCAATCTTGTCCCCGGGCTCGATAGTCTGCCAGTACTTACCAATGTTGTGAAGATTGACAAAAACCTCACCATCATAGCCAGAGTCCACAACACAAGCGCCAACCAGAAGCTGACGCTTTGCAGCCATACTAGATCGGTTCTTGATTTCCATCATATAACCATGAGGAATAGCAAACCGCAAACCAGTAGGCAGTAATTTGCTTTCGCCCGGATCAATTCGAAGGCCACGCACAGTAGCATCGTCTGGGCTAAATCGCAGATCCAAACCTGCATCTGACGGATTAGATCGCGTCGGGGGGTGAACATTATCGTGAATCATGTGATACTGTAAAATCATTTTAAATCCTTTCTGGTGATTCTGAAAAGACAACATTGATATTTCTGTTGTCACTGAGGAATCGTCTGATGTATTGCTTCCAGGCTACCTCTGAACCCAACTTGAGCATGATAGCATTGTTGTCAGAAGAACGCAAGTTCCAAGCGCCAGTTTGTCGAAGAATATCTACCTTGTTGATAATCACATCTGTAACGCCATTGATATCTACTGCCTTCTTTAGGGCCTGAACATTAAGCCAGTTACACTGACGGGGACGACCAGTGGTCGCACCAAACTCCTTTCCTAGGCTTTGTAGCAAATCAAATACTCTTCCTTCACCGTGAAAGTTCTTTGCTCCCACGTAAGTATCGTAAGCCTTCGTGATACCGTAAACCTTTCGGACAGCCTGCGGAGGGATGCCGTTTAGGAGCGCCCCAGCGGTCGTACAGTGGCTTGAAGTAACATAAGGGTAATCTCCCCAGTCAATGTCCAATCCAAAGCCTTGTGCGCCCTCACAGAGGATCACAGTGTCACCCTGCTGATTGTTGTGTAATTCTTCATAAAGGTCGATTATATATGGTGCTAGTTCGGGCACATCTTTGGCTAATAAGCCTTCTCTAGCGTATTTATCACGATAGGTCGGTCCAATGCCTCTTTTGGTTGTGCCAATTTTGGTATCTTTTCTGTCTTCTTCTAAGTGACAGTCTGTTGTGATATGAGCATTTGCAGCGATGAAGACTTTGTCTTCTGTGTCAATGCCCGCTTCATTAAGCTCCTTGAGTTCTGCAAAAAACGCTTCTGGGTTTAACACGCACCCTGAGCCTATAATTGACTTAACTCCATGTATAACGCCTACCGGTATTGAGTGTGTAACGATTTTGTTGCCATTGTGGTATATGGTGTGTCCTGCATTTGCTCCTCCGCAAAAACGAATCACATGAGTATAGTCTCCGTTTTTGACCAGATGGTAGGCAACTTTTCCTTTGGATTCATCCCCCATGGCCAGGCCGATGACCATATCCGCTGCTTTAATCATGTAAACTAAACCTTTCTACTAATAGTTGATACGATAAATTCTTTTTTTTACAATATGCCTCAGCATATTTCTTTTTGGCTTCAACTTGTTTTTGGTGTTCTTTATACCAATAACTGCTCTTGATCTCAACCAGAACTTTATTGTCCCCTTTTTCTACCTCAAAGTCAACCCTATATTTTCTTTTTTGTCCTTCAAAAACATAATCAATAGTTGGGCCGTTCAAAACCCTGTAATTATTGTTTTCGCAGTACTTGACAAACCTCTCTTCGTAGGAACCTTGTATATTGATTATATCACCAAATATTGTACTGTATTTTCTAGTCTTTGCGCGGCCGCCACCATTCATCGACGCCTTTTCAGCATACTCGTCTATATCCATAATTTGCTTGGTGCCATAACGATGAAGCATTGTCTCTTCTGCTTTTTGCCTATTGGTGTAATGTTCATCACCATATCTTTCTTTTTTTGTTTTTCTTATTTGAGCCTTAACGGACGCTATTTGTCCTATGTTTACGGCATTAGGATTACAATACTTCTCTCTTATCGTATCTATCGCCTTGTCCCTTATTGCCTTACTTTGAAGAGGGTGTTCAACTCCATAATTCAACAAACAGGTTGCCTTCTTTTTTTCTTTTGTCTCCGCTAGTTCTGATATATTACCTACTCCGTACTTGTCTAATAAAGTTTTTTTAGACTTCTCTTTAACTTTCTTTAGCTGGAATTGGTTTGTGACCCCGTGTTCTTCATATAACCTCTGAGAGCGACATTTGTGCGCGCAACTGGCAGAACATGTTTTTCTATATCCTATCTTCAAGCTGATAAATTTGGTGGACTCAGCGCACATCTTACATTGCCCGTCGCCCTCTTCTTTCAAGTACTCATCATAATAGTTTTTTAAACTTGTTGAGTGTGTTTTTTTTAAATGAGTCCCCAAGTAGTTCAGACCGCAGCTATAATTACAAATTAAGCAAGTTACTTTATACATTTTGTATTTTCTCCATTCATAAATAAATAGTTTTACAAAAAGTAAAAAGCCTTGCCTTCATCACCAAAAGACAAACCTACTATTATATCTGCTATCATTTTCTACTCCCAACATTTTCTTAGCTATCCTGATATACTCAGGGTTTATTTCATCCCAAAAGGCGCAGCTGCTTTTTAATTGATCGAACTGAGAATCCCCAAGTGGGATCATATTGTGGGCGACACATATAAGGACGATTCAAGTGGATCCTGTCCTTGCCCTCAACAATACCCCAACAACGGAAGCGTGTCAAGACGGAATTCGAATCAATAACTTCCACAATCCAATAAGGCTTTCCTCTTTTTGTTTTCTTGCGAATAATCTCGCGTGGAATAAACCATACAAGTCCCAACTCTGGATCGTAATCTGAAATCGCCGGAATGTAATACTCATCCAACTTTTGCCGAACCTCTGGCGTTACGACCAGAGACATAGGGAAAATACCTGTGATTGTTGTTAGATTCTCGATTTCTTCCTCTGGAGTGAAGTCCCCTTCATCTCTATACTTCTCAATGTTCTCATTGAACTTCTTGCGGTTGTAAACTCTATCTACTGCGACAGCAGACCAGAAATGCTTGCGACCAGTGAAGCGATCATCCATTAAACTATTCATCGCTCCCGACCGAACTAGCACATCAAGAGCCTTCTTGTTTAGTTTGCTGTAAACAATATCATCGTGGAATAAAAACTCTTCGATATTCGCAAACGGACGGTTATCAACAATCTGCTGGATTGCTGCGTCACCAAGTCCCTTTAGGCCCGCAAGAGGCTGAATAAGCTTGCGATCATCGTTTGGATCAATCTCCCACTCAAACGAAGAACGGTTTACGTCTGCCTTTTCGATAAAGAAGCCATTTGCCTTTGCAATATTGATTGCCTTTTCCTTTCGCTTCTCGGGCTCCTTGTCCAAGAAAGAAGCCATCCACTCAATCGGGTAATAGTTCCAAAGCCAAGCGCACTGGAAAGAAATCGCGGAATAAGAAATAGCGTGAGACTTGTTGAAGCCGTATCCGGAGAAATACTCAAATCGCTCCCACATACTTTCTGCTTCGTGCCTACGAATGCCCTTTTCAACACAACCCTCAATAAACTTGTCGTGGATTTTCATCTTTACTTCGTGACCCTTGCCGGTTCCCTTCTTGGTAAGAACCTTGCGAAGAAGGTTGCCTTCATCAAGAGATACGTCCTTACCCAACTTGTGAGCAAGTAAGGCAATCTGCTCCTGAAAGATAAGGAACCCGTAAGTTTCTTGCGTAACTTCCTTGATATGATCATTCATATAATCAATACCGTCTGCGTTCTCCTTAGCTTGAATGTATTGCTCGTGAACATTTGCCGATAGAGGCCCGGGACGATAAATGGAAGTAATGGCGGAAATATCAACCAAAGACTTTGGCTGTGCGTTTGCACAGAATTCCTGTGCTCGCCCCTCGGTAAACTGAAAAATACCGGCGAAGTTTCCTTTCTGGAAAACATTCTTATACACTTCCTGATCGTCAAAGTCAATAACGTCCGGGTGAAGATGCTTGTTGTAGAAATCCTGAACATCCTTGAACGTCGGCTCTGGATTATTGTAATGCCGAACAAGGATGTGACGGATTGCGTCTTCAATCATCCGAAGTGTGGAGAGCCCCAAAAGGTCAAACTTAATAAACCCAAGCGGCTCCAAATGACGAACGTTCTGACCTTCTGCCCACGGAGACTGCCGAACACCACCAGAACTAATAATCGGCATATGCTCGTTTAGATCGTCCGCAATCAAAACGCCACCAGCGTGGCGGGAACAACTCCTTACCTGACCTACAAGCGCCTCAACGTGCGTTTTGATGTGAGGGTGCTTTACAAGGAAGCCACGAAGAGAAGGAGAAAGTTCCATAACCTCTTCCCAAGTTGGAGTATAAACACCAGCCTTGATGCCGTGCCTTGCCTTTGCGGCAGGAGTAGCCTCAAAGATCATCTGAGATGTAACTTTATTTACCTCAATGAAAGGCACACCATAGAACTTTGAAATGTCCTTGATTAGAGACTTCAACTGTAGAGTGTTCCAGTTTGAGATTGGAATAACAGAGTTCTTGCCCCAATCCTCCATAAGACGCTCTTTTAGTTCCATTGGATTGCTCACATCATAGTCAATATCAGGCATATTGGTATCTTTTGGATTATTTAGAAATATACCCTCCAGCTCCTTCTTCTGTCCTGCTGGGACTGGGATTAGGTTTCTTTTAGCCACTGGCAAGTGTGTTATGTTAGTGATTTTCATTTACCATCCTTTGTAATATCTTTCTTCGTTGGTTCTTTACTGAACTAAATGTGCGATATGGGAATAGTGTCTCATAAATGTTTTGTGTCGTCAAGTTGTTTTCTAACGCCTCAACGAACTTTTGGTTTTTACACGCTCATTATCTCGTCGCCTACCTGTAGGTTTTTGGCGAGGGCATAAAAAACTTTATTATCTCGTTTAACTTTCACTTCCATATCCGGAGTGATAGTAATAGTCCTACCGCTATCAGTGTCCAGCTGGATGGCGGCAACCTCTTCCAGTGCTCTTCCATTGTCAGTAATGTAACCAGAGCCTGCGTCCTTTGTCATAAACCTCTCAAAAAGAAGACCATACTTGATAGGGTCAATCTGTGTGATCCCGAGAACATAAGCAACCAAAGAACCAGCAGCGGACCCACGACCGGGGCCAGTCAACTGAACTTCATTTGCCTTGTCGGAGATCGCTTTCATGGTCAAGAAATACTTGCTGAAACCACGGTCATCAATAACATCCAACTCCATCTTTAGACGGTCAGTGTATTCTTTGTTCTCGTGGAGCCCACGATTACGCAAACCTTCCAAAGCATAGTTTACAAGTGCCTCTGTAGCAGTATGCCCCGCAGGAACCACAAAGTCAGGAAGCTTTACAGTTGTATCAGGAACAAAGTCCTCAATCATCTTGAAAGCAATGTCGTGAGTTCGTGTGATTGAGTCCATTACCAACTGATCGTCATACTCTACGCCAGCGGTCTTTGAGTAATACTTGTAGGAATCCCACATTTGGTTTCCATTCTTAGGATAAATCTCATATCCAATCTCTTCAACACCAGCCGGAAGATCGGTATTCTCCATCCAATCAGGCTTGCCCTTACCAAGCCAACCAAGGCGCTTGTAAAGCTCTCGGTCCTTCCAAGCGTCCGGATTAGGATAATGAGAGTCGGCAGTTGAAATAAGTGGAATACCAAACTCGTGATGCATTTCAATAATGTACTGATTTAGCTCGTGCTGCTCTGGAATATTGTTCCATTGAAGCTCGCCGTGCCAACGATCCCCAAAGATCTTCACAAACTCTCTTGTGGTCTCGCGCATTGCCTCTCGGACAGCCTCGGGGCCTTCCTCGCGGTTTGCCCAGTAGTTGCCGGCATACGGACCACCCAAACAATTATGGACCAACAGTCCGTTGGCAAAAAAATTATGTGTGTCTTCGACTGTTATATCATAAGTGTCCTCAATCTCTTCTAATTCCTCTATTTCTTCGATCTCTACAAATTTATAATTATTCATTGTTCCACCAAAATTTCTTGTATTTGTTGTTTGATTGCTTCTTCGTTGTAGTTTATATCATATTCCCAAAGTGTTAGTACATTAAAACCCATTTGTTTCGCTATGTCAAGTTTATGTTGATCCTTTTTCCACACTTCTTCTGCTGGTTGGCCTAAAATTATATCGCTTGCTTTAAAAAATCTATTATCTCCGTGAAAATAAGTCCCATTAACCTCTATTATAAGATCTCCAATCAAAAAATCATAAATATACGATAAATTGCCAAATAACCTATTGTTTTCAGGTATTCTAATCTGTAACTGTTGCGAGTATGAAACACCTATTTCATCTAATATGGCGGCAATCTTGCATTCTACACTGGATAGGCGATTATTATCAGAGAACGACTTGCAGGCCGCTATTCCTCCAGAAGAGCAAATTTCTTTAATTTGCTTTGTCGCCTCATAGAGCGAAATACCCCGAGAAGTGTAGTATTCTTTACATAATGGGCTATCTTTTCGTTTAAACTTGGGATTACCCAGTGTTCCGTTCTTTTTTCGTTGTTCTATTGTTTTCATCTGGCCTTTTCTTGATTTTTCGGCATTAATCAAACTAATCTGCTCTAATGTATAATCTTTTGGGAACCTATATTGAAGTTTCCAGTTTTGAGGCATAGTGTTGTAATTCTTTAAATTACATGTAAGTCCCTGTGATTTAAAAATCGAACGAGTAGTTTGCAGTGTATTTAGCCAAAATAATCGTTCATCCTTGATAGCCTCCGGATAATCTCTTATAATCCAATCCCTTATCATACCAAAACTATGGTTATCTTCTAATTTTTGTTTTATTAATGCTTCATCAACATAAGTGCAAAGTATCATATATTTTTCTTGTTTAGATAAATTGTGGTATTTATGGGCCATTTTGGTTTCCTCTGTGAGGATTGGGGAAGTAAAGACCCCCCTCACAATAAATAGTATTCTCGGGGGGGTTTATACCTTATTTTAAAGACAAAATCTTAATGTTTTTGTGTTTTTTGAGGTCTCCGGCTTCCATCCACCCTTGATCTGTAAAAACCTTGTGATCTGGTGTGAGACGGACACTTTTGCCATCTTTGGTTTTGATACGAATAATTTTGGCTTTCTTTCTTGTTAAATCTCCCCATAGAACACGACGATACACTAATCGTTGTTCTTTTTCGCTATAAGAGAGCACAAAAAGTTCGTTGCCTTGTTTATAGTTTCTGACTACATCATCCAGTCTCATCTGTCCCATAGAAGTATCCAAGATACTATCACCAGTCAAACAAGCAGACGCAGCGATAATGCCTTCTGAATACTTGTCCAGCATCTTGTAATCAACACGCGGATAACGGTAATAGTTCTCTTCGTTGTAAGACTCGGAAATAAGCTTGAAAAGGTTGTTTAGTCCTGTTTGGTTTTGAGCCAAAAGAACCAAATGACGACGACGGTTTAGGATAGACTTGATAGCCTTCTTTGACTCTTTCTCATCCTCGACGGTAGCACCGGAAGTATCGCTCTTCGCAAGAGACTTTGCGAGTTTAGCGTCTTCCTTGATTCTATTGTATTCTCCTCTCCACTCCTCGATAGAAGGTAGGAAATAAGCTTCAACACCAAAGATAGGCTTGAAGTTCTTGCCTTCTGCCTTCATCTTCTTCCAATGAAGAAACTGATGTGAAAAACCATTCATATTTCCGTGGTCCGTCAGTGCGAGAGCTTCACAACCGTTTGAATAAGCCCAGTCCATATGTTCGTCTGGGTATCCTATTGCGTCAAAGATAGACCCCGCAACAGAATGCGCGTGAAGTCCAACAAAAGGTATCTTTTTATCCGTCATTAACTTTTCCTTTTCTGTACATTAGTGTTTTCGATGGTCGCTTCATGCGCTTGCCGAGCGGCGACCCTAGTAAAGTAGCATACCCATCCCAGGTAGTCAAGTCATAAAACTCTTCAATCTCTTGGTCGTTGTTTGTGGGTCCTCCACCAAACACATCTTCAAGATTGTATTTTAGAGACACCAACCGTTCTTCTGGCGGCAACTTCTCCCTTGGTATCGCCTCTCCGTTAGTAGATTTCCAAACCGAAGCATTTTTGGTTATTGTATGTTTTGCTCTGCGCCACTCTTCTGGTTCCATAACAAATGAGATAGGATACCCGTCTCTTACCGTTTTGCCTTTGTGAGAAAAGTAGAATGTTTTCTTTTTCTGAACTTTTGCCCGATGTTTTAGCAGTTCTTTTGGATCAAGCATCCCCAAAGGAAATGAAACATAATAAGCAGCCGGTGTTGTCCATCGCGAGAACATACGCATAATCCAAAAGCATGCATTAGCGCCATAGATCGCAGACCAAGCGTAGTTATCTACCCTATCTCTATGTTTCGGGTGAATAGGAACATAATAAATGGGAACTTCCAAATGATTGGGGCTGCCCCAGTTTTTGAACGCACCTTGCTCCACAGAACGCATATCTGTCGCATATTCGCCTATGCGATGGCGGATAAGTGGGGCAATATCGTCGTTTGCGACAATCCAAATAGAGTTACAGCCAACGTGAATACATTCAAAAATAGCCGACTCTAATGCGGTATAGTTTGGAGCAACAGGTATTAGTGATGAGTCCCATTCCATACCAAACTCGGAAGTCATTCCTGATACCGGGATGATCCCCGGTAGGTTTTCTTTGCTACGGGTCATATAGAACTATTCTATCATCCAAATCTTCTGTTGTCTCGAAATAAAAGTTTCTTTTGCTTATGTGTCGGTCGCTATGTTGTAGTTTTAGGTATTCTTTGTTGTTTCTCTTCAATCCCATTTGCCTTATCTTTCTTTCCAAAAGCAAACGCACGATTGTGTCGGAAAAATCAAAGTTTTTGATGTCCTCGGCATCAATAACACTTGTTGCCAAAAAGTCCTTGAACTCACCGGTCTTGTTTCTATCAACTCGGTTGGTTCTGATGGTTCTGAACTCTTTTACAAATGTGTCGTGGGGCTTGATCACAATATCGTGGCCAAGTTTGGAACCTACCGTAATATCAAAGGTATCCTTGACGGTGTAATCTTTGATAACCTGATCTACGCCATCAAAGTTACAGTTTTCAAGGTCAAAAATATGAAGGAAACCAAACTCAATCAAAATCTTGGTGTTTCCTTTTGTGATAATCTTCAATTTGTTGTCTTCCATTCCGATAGTTTGAATATCAAACGGAACAGGAAGTTTGGATTTCATTCCAAGTTCAAATATGCCGTTATACCAGTTGCTTTTTACATCTTCATAACGAAAGAAATGAACAAAAGGTCTTTGTTCATCATTGACGATTAGATGGTAGTTCTTTTTGTTCGCGAATGTAATCGCTTCTTCCCGCCAGCCAATCACAACATTGGGAAGTTTGATTTGTATAGGTGAAAGCCCAGTCATACTACTAATGTAGCATAACCGGGCTTACAAGTCAAGTGTTATTTTTAATTAGGCGCCTATCACGACAACCTTATAGCGCGGCATCTCCGTACCCTCGGGCCCGACGCCCTCCGGATCGTGCCAGTCTCCTCCGTAGGAAATTTCCTTGTAGATTTGATCATCATAGATCCGGATGTTTTTAACGTTCATGGTCCCAAACTCGTGGGAGAAGGCGACGGGTGTATCGCCTGGGATCTTTGATAATTCTTCTATCATTTTATCCACCGTCATAATGTTTGCCGGCAACTCGCCATCGGTTTCTGCTTCGCTAACGGCATCAATCTCTTCTTTGATGATCTGCTGTAATCTTGCTTTGGTGAGTTTCATTCTGTTATTTCCTACTGCGCATCATGCGCTGTAAATCTTGATCATTATGATATATGATATAGCTCTTTCTCATAATCTTTGCGGCCGAGCGACCAAGCGACAAGGGCGTCTAACCACCGGTGGCGCAGAGATCGTTGAAGCAGGCGCGAGCCGAGCCATGCTTGCGCTAACCTTCTTGTTAGGTCTTCATAAGGGCGGAACGCATCATCCATGTACTCTTCATCCGGCCTTTTCGTGCCGCCGTAGCCTTCAAGGCCCATCAAGGCGTCAAGGATTATCTTGCGTGCCTCTGCCTTATCTGCTTCGTCTGCGTTTGAAAACAGCGCGCTGGCCATAAGTTCATCAATCTTGGCTTCCGGATCTTGTTCCGTTGCGGCTGCGATCTCTTCTTTGATGATCTGTTGTAATCTTGCTTTGGTTAGTTTCATTTTACTGCTCCTTTGGTAATTTGTTGTGTATCCAACAACTTAAATAGTTATTTATTCTGATAAAATTCCAATTACGTGGTTTTCTTTAATGACTGTAAAGGTTTGCCCATTGTGTTCAATATCTCGGAGCATATGAGCCTCCACAACCAAACGAAGCTCAGCACCCCAGATCACATTATTTGAGGTTGTATGAGTCTGTAGTAGTTCTACCACCGCAAACGGCGATTCAACAGATCGGTAATCCTGTGGAAGTAGGATACCCACATCTTCGGTTTCATTGTCCTCTACTGTTTGAACGTAAAGGTAGTTATTTACTGGTACAAAGTTCATTTTATCTCCTATCCGCAGCGGGCCCAGCCACATGACTGGCACGTCTGACATCCCTCAATATAAACCAAACCATCTTCGCCACACTCGGGGCAAGTCTTCTCACTTGCTTCCTGACCATCAGGAATGTAGTTTTTGAGAATACGAGCAATACACTTGGAGAATGAGAACATATCAGAGTCCTTATCCTTCTGCAGCTGCTCAACAACATACTGAATATTTGCTCCGTGGCGCAAACCAAGTGAAATAATCCGCGTCAAAGCACTGTGGTTTGGATTATCAAAGGTCTTTACTAGATCCTTGACGATAACTATATCACCGTTTGTTCCAATGCGCAAGTCGTAAATGGAATTTACAGTCTTGCGGGGATTCTTGACAAGGACACCCTTTGTTTTACCTCTCGGAATCTCAATAAGGTTTGAAAGTCCTCCCATAACCTCATACGGCTTGCCATCTAGAAGACCAACCATAATAACCCACTTCTCGCCCTTAATGGTAGTGTGGTGGATGTTGCATTCCAACTCCAAAGGACGCTTGGGGGCACGGTGCTGTGGGAATATTTCTTCGTCCTTCTTATCGTTCTCGGTTAGAAGAACGCCAGTTCGGGAACCATCAACATATACAGTAATGCCTTTTAGACCCAACTCCCAGCCCTGTTGGTATAGTCTACCAACAACCTCTGGCTCTGTGCCCTTTGGAAGGTTGATTGTAGAACTGATAGAGTGATCAATAGACTTCTGGATTGCTGCCTGGATAGCGACACGCTGTGACCAATCAATAGAATCAGACTCAACAAAGAAATCAGGCAGTTGAGGTAGTTCTCTGTGATTGGTAAAGTTCTCGTTTATCCACTCCTGAACATTGTGGTGGAATACCTTATACTCCAACCAACGATCTCCCAGATCATCTACAAAGTCAGGCGTAACATCTGTCTCGTTGTGAGAAAGTTTACGACGACGAATGTAGTAGTTCTTGAATACGGGCTCCAAACCAGATGAAGTCTGCGACATAATAGAAACAGAACCAGTAGGCGCGTTTGTAAGAATAGAAATATTACGACGACCGTGTGCTTGGATTAGTTCTTGGATCTCACTTGGAAGACGCTGAATGAAAGCATTATCCTTTTCAGTCTCCCAATCAAATACAGGGAAAACGCCGCGCTCTTGCGCAAGGTAACAACTTTCAGTGTAAGCGGTGTCTCTAATAGTCTCGTAGATCTGCTCAATTAGAACCAGTGCCTCGTTTGAATCGTAAGCAAGATTCATTCGTGCAACAGCATCAGCAAGACCGTGAGTACCAAGACCAGTTCTGCGACCCTTGGCGGCAGCATTGTAAAGCTTGGTCCATAGTTCCTTCTCATCGTCTGAATCGGCAACAGCACGAATGTTCTCTAACTTCTCCAACTCCAACTCAACAAGGTTGTCGGAAAGACGCATACCTACGGATGCAATCAGCTTTAGTCTGTTGAAGTCAAAGCTAGCGTTCTCTGTGAAAGCATCCTGAACAAGATGCTTTAGATTTAAAGAAATAAGACGGCAAGAATCGTAAGCAGAAAGAGGGATCTCACCACAGGGATTAGTTGTCTTTGTTTGGAACTGCGGGTATGAGTGTGCTGGAAGGTTCTTTGTGATGTTGTCCCACATTAGAAGTCCCGGCTCTGCTGTCTTTGTAGCAGACTCAACAATATCGTTCCAAAGCTCTGTGGCATTCACAGTGCTAATGTGTGTTGGCGTCTCGGCATCTACAGGGAAACGAAGAGTAAACTCTCCTCCGTCCCTCACAGCCTCCATAAAGTCATCTGTAATCTTTACGGATACATTGGCTCCTGTAACCTTTGTAAGGTCGTGCTTCATTCTTACAAACTCACGAATGTCCGGGTGACGAACATCCATAGAAATCATAAGAGCACCACGACGACCGTTCTGTCCAATCATCCGACAAACATAAGAATAAAAGTCTGCGAAAGACCAAGCGCCAGTAGTAGTGCGAGCAGAGTTGTTAACGGGAGCACCCTCGGGACGCAAATCAGAAATATCAAGACCAACCCCACAACGACGCTTGAACAGATTAGCAATGTCCTTGCCAGCGTCCATAATGGATGAAATACTATCCTGTGGATTATCGACAACAACACAGTTAGAAAGCGATACATTAACATAATTATTTCCAATCCCCATCATAGGCGAACCCTGTGGAACAATGTATTTGAAGTTCTTTAAGTAAGAATAGATTTCTGATTCGGTAAGCTTGTTTCCACCAAACTTATCTTCCATCCGAGCAAACTCGGAAGCAATGCGACGATGCATATCATCGGGGGTCTTTTCAACATAGTTTCCTTTATTGTCGCGAAGACAATATTTCGTCATAAAAACGTTTGTAGCGAGTTCATCGCCATCAAAATAAGCTAATGTTGCTTCTCTTACCTGCTCTTCATTATACATTGTTAGTTTTCTCCTTTGTTTTTCTTGAAGTTCTTGTATTTCTCTACGAGTGATTGCTTTTGCTTTTTAGCATTCACTTCAACGTTTTCATCTTCCTCAGATGGTTGCAAAACCTTGATACTGACTGTGCTTGTATCCATAAAGATAGGGAATACAAGCCCATCAGGTCCATTTCTGTTCTTTGCTACAAAGACGCGACCAGAGTTCGCAACCTTATCATCCACAGTTCGGGAAACAGTGAAAATAAAGTCTGAAACGAAACATTTGTTGAACGCTTCTGAAATCGCCTCCATTGTAATAACTTCGGCATTCAAACCAGAACGGTTTGTCTGTGAAGCAGTCCAAATTGGACACTCCATTTCTGATGCGATGCCGCGAAGTTCTTCGTAAATAGTTTCTAGTTCGTTTCTCTTTTCTCTTTGTGAGCGAACCGGACGAAGAAGATCAGCATAATCAACAATAATCATATCAACATTGATATTGCGCATCTTCAACTTTTCAAGGTGTGTCTTAATAGTGTGAGTTGTCGCAGACTTTGTTGGATACTCTTTGACGATTAGGCGACCTTCAATGTCCTGAACCTCTTCGTAAATCTTCTCCTTGAAAGACATAAGATTGCCCAAAGGCACCTTTGTGAGACAAGAGTCGTAACGAGATCCAATAACCGTATCTTGAAGTTCCAGTGTGTAATGAACAACAGTCTTGCCTGCTTTGAGAGCCTGTGTTCCAAGGTGAACGAGCACCATTGACTTACCGGCACCAGTCGGAGCAATAACAACGCCAAGCTCCTTCTGTCCTAGTCCACCCTTACAAATGTTATCAATTAGATCCCAACCAGTTGAGATAGGGTTGCGGAACCGAGGCTTAAATCGCTCCTCAAAGTCCTTCTTCCAATCATAACCCTCATCGTTGTCCATACCAAGTTTCAGTGAGTCATTAATAACTTGTGAAATCTCATCATAAGACGAGTTCTGTAGAAGACCAATAGACTTGACCATCGCAGACTTGAGGTTCTGCTTTTTACAGAAATCAAGCGACGTATCCTTAATATACTCTACGTCTGTAAGATCCGCGATTTGTGAGCGCACATAAAACTCGCGTACTTGCTTTGCTGTTAGCTCGTTCTCTGCGTCCAAGTCGGAACGCAGGATAGTCTTCATAATATCGCGTGATGGGTGAACCCCATACTTCTCGCGATAAGAGAAAACCTTTGTTAGAAATAGTTTTAGGTAGTTTAGCTCCAAAAAGTTAATGTCAAGGACTTCTTCAATCTGGTCAGCGAACGCACGGTCATCTAGTATTACCATACAAAGCTTTTCTTGGAAGGACTTGCCATACCTTGAGAAGTTAACGTTTTCGTTTTTACCAATGATAGTTTGATTCATAGCCACATCTTACTCCGTCACCAGTGCTTTGTCAATGCAGATTTTGTTCATAGTTCCGTGCAAATCCTCCCAATTAAAGACACCAAACCCATCCTGATTCATCATACGAAGAATCTCGGTTTTGTTGTAGTCGTGCTCAAAGTTGTTTAGTGCGTAATGGACCTTTTCTTGACTCTGCAACGAGATGGCTGGCGCATACAGTTGCATAAGTTTATAGTTACTAATAACTATATCTTTGTGCTCTAAAACGTTAGAGAAAAACTTGGCTTTGGACTCTGTATTCTCGCAGAAATCGAAAACCTCGTGTAAAGTCACATCTTTATCTTCTCTCAGAAAATTAAGATTTTTTGCGATGGACTTGAGTCCGGCGCGAGGAACTCCCACAAGATTGTCGGAAGCATCACCAGCAATAGCCCGAGCAACAGCAAAGTTGCGAGGATGAATATCAAACTGCTCAACAATGTTCATCTTGTTGTGAACAACCTTCTGAGTCGGACGGAACAAGACAGTCTCATCATCACAAAGCTGAATGAAATCCTTGTCATTGGAAACAATAACCTTCTGCCATCCTTCGTAGTGTGGAAGGCGACTAACATAAGAGATTACATCGTCAGCTTCAATCTCGTCAAAGCGGAACTGAATAACAGGTAGTTCGTTTAGATATTCAATCAAACGAACCTGCTGCCATACCATATTCTCACGCTGCTGCTCGGGCGTAAGGTTGTTTGGACGGTTGACGCGGATAGGCTTGCGGCCCTCCTTGTAATTCTTGTTTTGCTGGCGGCGCTTACGGGAGCCTCCTGGCCCATCCCAAACGATTACAATACTGTCTGGGTTGATGTCCCGGCAAAGCTTCTGCAGAATGCTTAGAAAGCCCTTCAGACCACCAATAGGCTGTCCGTGGATCGAAATACTTGGATTTACAATGAACGCCCTAAAGTAAGCATTCAGAGCATCCACAATCATTACTCTTTTCATTTGTTATCCCCTAACGTAGAAAGCGACTGTGGAGTAAGAATACCCCACAGCCGCCGGTTTGTCAACCCTTTTTTACTTACTCTTCTTTATCTACGTCGTAGAAATCGCCTGCGTCTCCCTCGCGATTATCAAACTTCTTGATAATCTCCTCATCCATAATCTCAAATACTCGATTTCTAAATTTATCGTCCTCTAACTTATCTAACCAATGGGCTGACTGGAACTTCTCTTCTGTGCCGTCTGGATAAACCAATGAATACCAAGCACCTGCTTGCTTCAGGTTATCGGAGATCTTAATTGCCTGCAGCCAACTTTCTCTATCCTGCACACCGATGTCTTCTGAGCCCCAAAGAATCTTGAAAGCACAGTTTCTACCGGCAGTTCCAAATCGTGACTTCTCCAACTTAACTTTTACTTCTGAACCAATGCGGAAGCCACTATCATCTAAAATAAAGGCAGCTTTTGCCTTTCTTCCTGTTAGCCAAATGCGCAGGGAATAAACATAATGCATTGACTTACCACCCGGAGTGATGTAAGGCGTCGTCATAGCAATAATACGCGCATTTGGACCCTGTGGGATATTCGTCTTCAACTGATTGAGAACCAAAAACGCAGACTGTGTGTTTGCGATTGGAACCGTCAGCTTTGACATTCCCTTTGATAGAACACGAGCCTTGACAGCCATTGTAGAGTTCGGGTTGAAATCTCCCTCTACATCTGAAACAGTCGGGGTCAGAGCAAGCGAATCCCAAATGAATAGGGTTCGCTCTGCTCCTGAATCCAAAACTGCCTCAACAGTTTCAAGGACGTGCTCTACGCTCTGTGCCTGAACGTAAATAAGGTTTTCTAAATCACATCCCGTGCGCTGCAAAAAGCCCGGGTCAATAGCAGACTCAGAGTCCATATAAACAACATTCATACCCATCTTCTGTGCGTTCGCAGCAATCTGCGCAGCCATAAAAGACTTTCCTGTTGCTTCAAGGCCAGCAATCTCCGTAAACTTGCCGACTGGAATGCCAGCCAACTGTCCTCGGCAAATGATAGAATCAAGCCAGCGTGAGCCAGTTGGAATCCACTCCTTTACCTCGGTAGGGTTTGCTTGATTTAGATTGTGGGCACACTCCACTCCTGAAGTCTTGTTAATGAGACTTCGTAGACCGTCAATCGAAATCTTGCCAGCCTTTGATTTACTCTTCGCCATCTTTATCCCTTTCTTCTAACATGTATCTTTTATACATTTCCTCAGCAAAATCTTTATGTAATGCTGAAAGACTTTCCTCAATCTCGCTGATCTGTCGCAGTAACCCTGACAGATACCACCATATTAAACAACCCGACAGAATTACGGCGACAATGATCATTGCATCACTCCGCGCTATCGTCGTCGTCGCCTGCCGAATCATCATCATCGGCAGCTGAATCGTCGTCGTCGGTGACGGACGAATCATCGTCATCAGCTACAGATGAGTCATCATCATCGACCTCTGCACTTGGACAGCCACCTAATACTACCGTGCTGATAACAAAAAGGCAAGCCAAAAATGTTACAAAAGTAGCAATACTTACACGCTTGAACATACTATTTTCCTTTCTAGTTTAGTGTTAGAGTTCCGTTAGGGGTCTCGACAGAAACCTCAAAAGCGGAAACAAAAGTGTCGGCATCAAAATACTGAAAACGACCGGTGGTGGCAGCATCAGCGTTGAAGATATCGCTAATACGAACCTGAACCTCAGTAGAGATATCACAGCGACCACGCTTGTAATCATACTGCTCGGTTGAATACTCTAGAGAATACTCACCATCGTAAATGGTCTCAGCAAGACGCTCGGTAATGTACTCCTCAAAATAATCCTCTCCGCGCTCGTAATCATCAAGCTCTCCATTGTCGCGTAGATTATTAAGAATATCGTCGCCAACGCTTGGAGTGCCCCAGCCGCCATATACAGGAATGCCAGAAGCAAGCAAACTTGCAAGCAAGCCAGCAGTTGCAGTCTCGTGAACCGAGTCCGTAACATACCCATCATTGATGTGCCATACATCATTGCCCTCGCTGTACTTGAGGGTTACAAAAGTATTCGTGTCAACATTTAGCTCTCGTAGCCGATTTACAAAATCACTCATTTTTAACTCCCTTTTAAAGTGAAAAGTGAGACCCCTGTAACCCCGGGCCTCCCTGCGGAGGGGATAATTAAAGAGCGCCAAGCTCTGCGAAGGCGGCATCGACGGCGTTGACCTCGCTATCGTTGTTCTTGTTGCCATACTTCCTGGTCTCGCTAGAAACCGACTCTGGATCATCAACCTGCGAGTTAACAAAGTTATCAAGCATTGTCTGAACATCAGCAGTCGTCTTACGCTCAAACAGCCCACCAAAATCGGGGATGCTGTCAAGAAGCTCTGCGCACTTATCTGGAGTTAGATCTTCACAGAGAGCGGAGGAACGCCGACGCGGGACCAGCTTTGTCTGAGGGAACGACGCTCCAGGGGGCTTACCGTAAGTAAGAGTAAGGTCAGTGCCTGACTCGGTATCGGTAATATCTCCATACTCAGGGTTGAGTACAAGAGAAAGAAGATTCTCGTATGCGAGCTTTCCGTAACCCCAGACGCGAACTCCCGCATCCTCCTGACCACGGACCATAACCGGTGAGAAGAAACGCTGACGAACGAAGAGAGACTTGGCCATCTTCTTTGAGTGATCGTCGTTGTTATCTACACCCTCACGCCATAGCTGAGAAGCGAAATCACATACGGGGCAGTTATCGCCAAAGTTACGCTTTGGACAAAGGAAGCCGCCCTTTTCTACATTGTAGTGGAACCACATCTCCTTGAAGGGGTCGCCATCAGCAGTAGGCACGATACGAATATCCTGATCACCATCCTCGGGACGCCAGAAAACAGAGTTTCCACCCTTACCCTCACCTCGCAAGGCTGCGAGCTTCTCTCGCATTTTGTCTAGATTGATACCCATTTTTTATTTCCTTTCTTGGGTTAGAGTACGATCAGCTAATATCCTGATCGCCTAAAAGTTCTTCAACATACTGTACCATAGAAGAGTAACGAACGCAATAACAATATTTCTGCTCGTAACTCGTTCTGAACACACCATACGATACATTGGTTCCTGTGTCAAGGCGAGATTTAACAAAGTTGTTAATCTTTCTGAAGAGTGTGCCGTCGTTCTTCAAATCATCCTCGCCAATACCGTAATAGTACACTACGTCCTTGGTGTTTGTCAAGGGGTAAAACCATTTTTCTGTGTACTCAGTATAATCGTCGCCCTCTAATGATACTGCGCCAATGGTACAGATACGAGACAACTCTGACGGTGTAATAAAGTTGCCGATTACAGGCTCTGAGTGCTTGAATACGTTTGTCATATGAATGATATTTACAATCGCTTGGTTTAGAGTATCGTAATAACCAATAATAGACATATCGCCAATGCTTCGCTCAATGTGCGCGTTATTGACCATAATAATACGCTCTAACACGCCTGAACGAGCATACTCTTGAAGAACAGAAGAAACAATTCTTTCTTGCTTCTTTTGTATCTCAGACATAATCGTTAGATCGCTTTCAATGTAAAGAACTGTAATCTTATTGTTTTGAAGTTGCTCCAACAAACGTAAAGAGCCACCAGAGATCTTTCCTGCGCCAGCAATAACAACCAAAACTTCTTCGTTTTGAATATCTAACTTTAGGTCAGGAAACTTTGCGTCATACTCTTCGTGAGAGGAACATTCCTTAATTATATTACTTGCGTCGTCGTTTGTATCGATAGTAAAAGTTTCATATTGCGGGAACTTTGAAAAAGCCTTCGCAATGTTACAACCTGCTTTTCCCAATCCCACAACAATCATTCCTCAACCCACTCCAACATGTAACCCATGTCAAAGCCACCACACTCAATACGCTTAACAGTGACAGCCGTCATAACCTGAGCATCCGTGATGCCTTCTCTACTGAGAGTAAGGTGAAGGATTTCCACGATATCCGCAGCCTCTTCAGCACTGGGGTTTTCAACAAATTCCATTACTTCTTCTTGAAGCTTATTAAGCGCGGCGACTCTAAGATCCTCCCCATTAATAATAGTGGTTTGATGAGTTTTGCCGGCTTCTTCGATGATCTCTGGAATTCGATCTCGGACAAGCTTGTAATGTAATGTTTTCATAAATTTAATTTCTTCATTTCTCCAAGATTTCTGCCTGCCGAGACATTGACCTTGAAGTTACCATAGCGGGTTTTTTTGAACGTGTCAAGTATTTCTACAATCGTCTGTCGTTCGTCGTTTGCGAGATCGATGTATACAGCATCGTGAACAAGAAATGCGATATTGCTTTTCATCCCCTCCAAAAGCTTAAAAACCTTATATGCCTGTTCATGCACCATATCAATCGTGGTGCTCTGTACAATGTAGTTCAGAGCGTGATGCTCGTCTACATTATCCATTATTCTACCATAATCTGTCTTGATTTTGAAGCCATCCCAGAACTTATTTCGAACAAAATCTTTGTTGTAAAGCTGCTGTAACTGCTTGTTTTCGTTGGAAGAATACAACCAAGCAAAAGTCTTTGTCTTTGCGTCTTCACGGGTCAATTGATTGTTGAAAACGTTCTGAACATTCCAATCGTGGATGTCATTTTGTGGCTGATCTTGCTCGGATAGAGCCAGGAGTACTCTCAACTCTGCTGCATTGAAATCAAGCTCCAAAAGCCAATCATTGTTCGGTTTAATGCACCCTCGGAACTCCTTGCCCATCGTCAAAATCGGAAAAGACTTAGGCTTTGTCGAAAGTCGGCCAGTCACCGTCCCCCACGCATCATAATCACACACCCAACGCGACGTGCGAAGAGTGCGATGAAAGTTCTTGCCCTTCACAGAAGACAAAAGATGCTTGATAGGCTCAATATCGACGTTTAGATCCCTCGACTCAATGTCAGAGAGCATTTGAACCAGATTCATCATATGCTGATAATTCTCAGGACGATCAAAGGTCTCCAAAACATGCTTTGTGACCTCATTTTTCGCATTCATGTAACGATACAAAAAATACTCGGGCAACACGTCATAAAAGCAGTTATCGTCCAAAGAAAGGTCAGCGGTTTTGAAGGCTT